AAGGGTACGCGCTACTGGGCGGCAGAGGGCAAGCTGTGGTCGGAAGAGAACCCCGACAGTTACGCGGGTGTGCACAACCACGACGGCATGATGCTGATCTTCGACGAGGCGAGCGGTATTCCTGACTCGATCTGGTCGGTCGGCGCGGGCTTCTTCACGGAAAACATCCTCGATCGCTACTGGTGCGCGTTCTCCAACCCGCGACGCAATCAGGGGTACTTCTTCGAGACGTTTCACGGGAAACGTGACTTCTGGAAGACGAAGCAAGTCGACGCGCGGACGGTCGAGGACACGGACAAGAACGTCTACGATCAGATCATCGCGGAGTACGGCGAAGACTCGAGCCAAGCGCGCATCGAGGTGTACGGGGAGTTTCCGTCGGAAGGCGACGATCAGTTCATCGCGCCCAACATCGTCAACGACGCGATCGCACGCGAGAAGTACAAAGATGAGACCGCGCCCGTGGTCATGGGCATCGACCCTGCACGCGGGGGTATGGACTCGACGGTCATCGTCGTGCGGCAAGGGCGCGACATCGTGGCGATCAAGCGGTTCAAGGGCGAGGACACCATGTCAATCGTGGGGAGGGTCATCGACGCGATCGAAGAGTACAAGCCAACACTTTCGGTTATCGACGAGGGCGGCTTGGGATATGGCATCCTTGACCGATTGACCGAACAGAGGTACAAGGTGCGGGGCGTGAATTTTGGCTGGAAAGCCAAGAATTCCGTCATGTGGGGTAACAAGCGCGCCGAGATGTGGGGCGCGATGCGGGAATGGCTCAGGACAGCGGCCCTGCCAGACGACCGTCAATTGAAGGCGGATCTGATAGGACCAATGAAAAAGCCGAACTCGTCAGGTACGATTTTCCTTGAGGGAAAAAAGGAAATGCGCGCAAGAGGATTGGCCTCACCAGACGCAGCGGACGCACTCGCAGTGACGTTCGCATTTCCTGTCGCTCATCGTGAATATGTTGAAAGGTCAGTCCGTCGCTTCTCATCCGGCGGCGCGAACTTTGTGTCATGGATGGGATCGTAGGAGAAAACTAAATGGCTAACACTAAACCAATCGGGGTAGCATACTCCGACCAAGACATCAGCGGTGCAGACACGCTTCTGTCCAGCGGACAACTCGGATACACCGCCGCCGCTCAGGGCACGGTGACACAGGCAACCAGCAAGTCGACAGCGGTCACGCTGAACAAGTCGGCTGGTCAGATCACAATGAACAATGCGTCGCTCGGCGCAACAACCAACGTGACCTTCACGCTCAATAACTCGTACATCAGCGCAAACGACATCTTGATCCTCAACGTGTCGGGCGGCGCAACGGCGGGTGCGTATAACTGCTGGGTCAGCGGTTTGGGTACGGGCACGGCGTCAATCACTGTGCGTAACATCACAGCGGGCGCGTTGTCGGAAGCTGTCGTGATCAACTTCGCTTTGATCCACTGCATCTAACATGGCAAAGTCTGTCTCCTTATCGGTTGGGAGTGGCGAGAAGCTGCCGGTCAGCAAAGGCGCTGGTCTGACCGCTAAGGGACGGGCTAAATACAATCGCGAGACGGGCTCGAGCCTCAAAGCGCCTGCGCCGCACCCAAAAACCAAGGCTGATGAAGGCCGGAAAAAGTCATTCTGCGCGCGGATGGGCGGCGTTGTCGCCAAGTCTAAAAACGCAGAGCGGGCCAAGGCCAGCATGAAACGGTGGAACTGCAAATGAAGGGTCTATACGCAAACATTCACGCCAAACGCGAGCGCATCAAAGCGGGGTCTGGCGAGAAAATGCGGAAGCCCGGCACCAAAGGTGCACCCACCGCGAAGGCATTTAAAGAGTCTGCAAAGACGAGGAAAAAGTAATGCCACTTAAGAAATCAAAAAGCGCGAAAGCGTTTAAAGAGAACATCCGCACGGAAGTCAAAGCCGGCAAGCCGGTGAAGCAAGCCGTGGCAATTGCGTATGCAGTCAAAAGGAAAGCGAAATGAAGCTTACCACAAAAGCGCGCAACAAACTCGCCAAATCAGAGTTTGGGATGCCTGGCAGCCGGAGCTATCCGATGCCGGACAAAGCGCACGCAGCAAATGCTAAAGCACGCGCGACACAGATGGTCAAAGCGGGTAAATTGAGCCCGTCTGCAAAGGCCAAAATTGACGCAAAAGCCAACAAGATGTTGAAGAAATGACTGACTATTCAGGCGTAGGCACAGCGGGTAAAGTGGCAGACGGCGGGTCGAAAGGCTCGGACGTCATGGCAACGATGCGTTTCCGCCTGAATATGGCGATCAGCGCCTATTCGGAAAGCCGCGAAGATGAGTTGGACGACCTTCGCTTCTTCGCTGGCTCGCCGGATAATCAATGGCAATGGCCGGCTGACGTGCTTCAGACACGCGGCTCGGTGCAAGGCCAGACAATCAACGCGCGGCCCTGCCTGACAGTCAACAAGCTGCCGCAGCATGTACGTCAGGTGACGAACGACCAGCGCCAGAACCGGCCATCAGGCAAGGTCATCCCTGCGGACGACCGCGCAGATCCCAAGGTCGCAGAGATATTCGACGGCATGGTCCGTCACATTGAGTACGCGTCGGACGCTGACGTGGCGTACGACACAGCGTGCGAAAATCAGGTCACATATGGCGAAGGCTACATTCGCATTCTGACTGAGTATTGCACAGATGACAGTTTCGAACAGGACATCCGTATTGGCCGCATCCGCAACTCGTTCAGCGTCTATATGGACCCGACCATTCAAGACCCGTGCGGGGCTGATGCCGAGTATTGTTTCATCACGGAAGACCTGACACGCGACGAATATGAGCGTCAGTTTCCAAATGCGATGCCTGCGTCGTCCATTCAGGTGCAAGGCGTCGGTGACGACTCCCTGACCAACTGGATCAACGAGCAAGTCGTCCGCATTGCTGAGTATTTTTACGCAGTTTATGAGCCTCATAAGCTCAATTTGTACCCTGGCAATCAGTCATATTTTGAAGGGTCAAACGAAGACAAGCAAATGAAGGCGATGGGCGTAAAGCCTATCCGCAGCCGCACCGTTCAGGTCCGCAAAATCAAGTGGATGAAAACAAACGGCTACGAAGTGCTTGAAGAAAGCGATTGGGCCGGCAAATGGATACCGGTCGTGCGCGTTGTGGGCAACGAATATGAGGTTGATGGCCGCATTTTTGTGTCCGGTATCATCAGAAATGCCAAAGATGCCCAGCGTATGTACAATTATTGGGTGTCTCAAGAGACTGAAATGCTGGCTCTTGCGCCAAAAGCGCCGTTTATCGGCTATGGCGGTCAGTTTGAAGGCTATGAAATGCAATGGAAGACGGCCAATACGAACAATTGGCCGTATTTGGAGGTAAACCCTGACGTTACAGACGGTCAGGGCGGCGTTTTGCCGTTACCGCAGCGCGCTATGCCTCCAATGGCCCAAACTGGCCTAATTCAGGCCAAAATGGGCGCTTCTGACGACATTAAAGCGACCACCGGTCAGTATGACCCAAGCCTCGGAGCACAATCAAATGAACGGTCTGGACGTGCAATCCTTGCTCGCGAACGTCAAGCGGACACTGGAACGTATCATTACGTCGATAATCTCGCTCGCGCGATCCGTTATGTCACGCGTCAGATCGTGGATTTGATCCCCAAGATCTACGACACTCAACGCATCGCTCGCATCATCAATCTTGATGGCGAAACAAGCATGGTCAAGATCGACCCGACGCAACAAGAAGCCGTCAAGTCGATCCGCGACCAGAACAACATCGAAATCGACAAGATCTACAACCCGTCAGTTGGTCGTTACGACGTCGTCGTCACAACCGGCCCAAGCTACATGACCAAGCGCCAAGAAGCGCTCGACGGTATGTCCCAGCTCTTGCAAGCCAACCCGCAACTTTGGGGTGTGGCAGGCGACCTGTTCGTCAAGCACATGGATTGGCCGGGCGCTGAAGAAATGGCAAAGCGTCTTGCCAAGACGATCGATCCCAAACTGCTTCAGGCTGACGACAAGCCGCCGGCGTTGCAGGCTGCGGAACAGCAGATACAAGCAATGGCGCAAGAGATGGAGCAGATGCACCAGATGCTTCAGAACGTCAGCAAGTCGATGGAAGCCCAGACACTTGAGGTCAAAGAGTTCGAAGCCGCCATCAAAGCGTATGACGCAGAAACCAAGCGTATCAGCGCTGTTCAAGCGTCTATGTCACCGGAACAAATCCAAGATATTGTGCTTGGAACGGTCCACGGTATGATTACCAGCGGTGATTTGGTCAGCGAAATGCCTGGTCGGGAATTGCCCGGCGAAACCGATTTGCCTAATCAACCGATGCAAGGTATGATGCCGCCGCAACAAGGGATGCCACCGCAATGAAATGCGCCGAATTTGTAGGAATGCTGT